CTTCTTTGGTATTAGGAATTGACTTTTATCATTATGATGAGAATTGGTGGATACATACATGGGGTAATTGGTTACCAATACATTATGGACACACCGACCATGCTTATCACAACGCTGCTCATTATCAAACTCATTTAGAAGAAGGTAAAGAAGCTAGTGACTTTATGTTCATGGAGCCGATGTGGCATGATTGGAATGATTATGACTTTGGTGCTATCTTTGGTGTAAAGATAAAAGATAATTTAGGTGTATTTACTGAGGGTAGATACTTGTATTATTGGGAACGACCAGCATACGACATTAAGTTTGGTATGAACTATCAGTTTGTAGGTTGGTAAATAGGAGAAAATAATGAAGAAATGTGATTGCTGTAATTGTTGTGATTGTGGATGTGGGTGTTAAAATGAATCAAGAAGAGGTATATAATATGGTAAGGACAATTTGTGGATTAATATTGTTGTCAACAATGTTTTTGATGCCGAGTTGTGAGGACGATAGAATAGAAGAACCATTAGTAGAGAATATTCAAATGTTCGTCAATGGTTCAGAGATTATAGCTCGTGAATACTACGAGAGTATAACTACATACGGAGCTTCTGAAGTACAAGATGATGGTTCTATAAAAAAGATATTCGTACTTCACTTTCAAAGAGAAGATGGTAGGGTTACACCTGAAAAGGAACATTATGCTCTGATTATGTATGACAACAATGGAGCTGATAATGGACAACCGATAGATGAGAAACTATACTTAGGTGGTACACAAATGGATTCATTACTACTACAAACAACAAGTGGTAGAATTACATTAGAGATTGTAGGACTATCTGATTACACAGAGTTCTCACAAGCATCGATTAGTAAGTATGAAGATGGTCTTGTAAGTGGTATAGCTGATGGATACTTCTTCAATCCTTACAGAGATGAAATGCAACATGGTATAATAATATTTGATAACTTGGAAGTAGGTACAGATCCTGAGGCTACATTTTATCAAGGGGTGTATTAGTGAGTGATGGTGTCAAATTAGGACAACTATTATGTGATGAGGATATCATTACAAAGAGACAACTAAGCAAAGCCTTACAAGCACAAGTTAAAGGTAACAAAGGGACTATTGGTGAAATCCTTGTTGAGATGAACTTCTGTACATTTGAAGATATTACAGATGCTTTGATGAACTCTTCAACAGATACAAAACAACACGAGGAAAAACACGAAGAGATTCATAAAGAACCCATAGAAATAAAACCTGAGGTAAAGGATATACCACCAGTAGAACCGAAAAAAGAAGAACCTGTAGAGATATCAGAAGATAAAGTTATGGGTACAAAGTTCACGATGTCTATACAGACTATCGTTGCTTTAGTTGGTATTATATCAGCAGGTGTTGGTGGTTATTATATGTTGTTAGCAGAAATAGAAGAAGCAAAGAACTTACCTGAACCACCATCTATTGAATCTATATTTGGTGATGAGTATCCATCCAAACCCGATGGTCATAACTGGCCTCGTTCCTACGAACAATACAAAACACAAGTTGGTGGACTACAAAAAGACATGGATGAGGTCTATGATTATATAGATGAGTTTGAAGAAAAAATTGAAGAATTAGAGAAGTTAGTATCTAATCTTAGAGTAGAAGTTGCTAAGAAGAAAGACAAGTAGGAGTCGTAATATGAGAAAGTTATTAGGTTTATTATTATTTCTATCTGTAGGTTTTAGTCAGATAAATGATAAGAATTTTAAATCAGAAATAAATGGTGGAGTTGTAGTTGCTGTATTTACATCAGAATGGCAAGAACAACCATTTGACAAAGATATTGTAAAGGGTGTAAAAGGATATCAAGATGCCGAAATCATTTACATTAAAAGTGAAGAAGCACCAAAGGTAACAAAAAAACTTAGATTCAGAAACTTTCCGTCCATGGCTTTATTCTATGATGGTAGTAAGAAAGAAACATGGAAAGCTGATATGGATGGAGAATTAGATATCGATAATAAGGATGTAAAAGGTGCTATTGATGATGTCCTAGCCGAAGATGTATTCTAATGATACACCTTGTTTAGTTTTGTTACACTGTAACATTTTGAAAACCTCACTTTTTGTGGGGTTTTTTTTCGCACCTCTCTAAGTTCAACAATATCAACACAGAAAAAAAAATTCTAAAAATCGACCACTTTGGTACAGTTATTGTACTATATAAGTAACAATAACAATTAGGAGAACTGAAATGTTCGAGAAACTTAGAAAAAAATTAAAGAGTCGTAAAGGTAATTCACTTGCTGAATTCGCTGTTACTACGGCTATGATGGCAACCCTAGCAACTACGGCTGCTCCAAAGTTTGGACAAGTTGGAGCTGGTGCAAAAGAGAAAAAGACTATCGCTAACATCGATAAGATTCTTACTGTTGCTAACAATTATTACAACCAAACACTATCTGAAGAAGGTAAAGGTCGTTTTCCTGGTCAAGAGAAATACGATGTTGCTGTAGGTGGTATTGATTTAGCAGAAGGTGCTCTAACTGATGAGACACTTGAGGCATACATTGAAACTATCTTAGAACAAAAAGCTTCTTATGAAGATGACTTAAGTGAGTTTGTCTACATATTCTCATCTGCAGTTGATGATGATGATGCACTACAAGGTGGTTGGATGAACCTTGAAACATCCGTAGACTTTGATGGTGGACAAGAAGTTGGTGCTCTTGATTTCAAAAAAGACTTTGGTAATCAAGGTATTGAATCACCATTTCAGGATGGTTCATATGCTTACTTAGTAATACCAGGAAGTGGTAGTGGAACAGATGCTCAGGCACCTGTAATGGTCGTGATAGATACTGAAAATCCAGCTAAATTAAACAAAACTTTAGTACCATAATCAACGGACAAAAAGTCCAGGAAGGAAACAAAATGAAGAACATAATCAAAAACACATCTAAGGGTTTCACATTGATTGAATTAGTAATGGTTACAATCATATTGGGAATCTTGGCAGCTGTTGCTATACCGAGATACCAAGAGACCGTGGATAATGCGGAAGCATCGGCAGAGAAGGCATTCGCTGATATGGTGTGGGCTGGTCTTGAAGAACACGCTTCTGAGGAGTTACTCAGAACAGGTCTTGAAGCTTGGCCTTATAATCCATTAAGTGTTATTGGTAGAAGTCGTAATGTGACTCTTAATCTTATATTAGGTGTGCCTGATACAGATGGTGAGTGGCAATATAATATCGAAAGTGATGGTGAGGGTAGACTATATCATTTCAGAAGAAATGATGAGATATGGTATTACACTTACGATTCTACTACTTTTGAATTGGCTGAATCTCCAGAACTGTTAGTACAATAATGATTAGGGGATTAACATCCTAATCCCCTATTTATTAAAAGGAAGACTATGACTATGTGGGCTAAACAAAATAATTATAAGACTCAAAGTGAAGAGCTATTAGAGATGATTCTAATAGCTCTTATATGTTTTGTTTTAGGATTTGTTTTTTTCTACGATTACGATGAACCATCAATAGTAAGTTCAGAACCAAAGATGGATACTTTCAATCAATATCCATTACAGGCATGGCAAACCACAGATATAAATGGTGGTGATTGTGTAAAGATTCGTTATAAAGTTCAAAAAGAAAATACTCGTTTATACATGATAAATTCACAAGGTAAAAGAGTACATGCTTCACCATTATCTTTAGACCCGTATAAAAATAAAGAAAGAATAGAAACCTATGTGTGGAAACTATATCGAACAGAATGGTCAAGTAAAATACCACCTGGTGAATATCAAATAATAGTCGGTACAGATTACGACAAAAGTCCTACACGAAATTTAAATATAGAAATTGACATATTATGAAATATTTAACACTTGTCTTATTATTAAGTGTTATATATTCTCAAGACATCAAAAGAACATCAGAGTTCAAACGAGGTGTTGCTTACGGACAAGATTGTGATGACACAGAATACAGAGATTACAAAGGTTCGCCTGCTTGGAAAGGTTATGGTGGATGGTTATCTGAATGTGATTCAATTCTTTCTGTAAACTTAGATAGAGAGTTTGCTGAAAAAAGAAAAAGACAACAAAGAGAAAAAGCAATTCAAGATAGTATAGATACACAAGAAGCATTAGCAGAGATAGATAATTTAGATTTAGATGCTATGTGGGAAAATACGGTATGGGAAGAAATTCAAGATGTCACAGATGTATATGGTGAGGTTGAAACCATAACAGCAGTTGCTGGTGTTCGTGGAGCAGAAGCAGAAGATGAAGCACTTGAACATTTATATTACAGAAGAAGTATGAAAGGACTTGCTCTAATAGACTTACAAAAAGCATATGGTAAGTTGATGATAAAAAGAGACAAGATTTTAAAAGAAAATCCTAATAATCCTAAACTGGAAAGGATAAATACCTTAATATCTCAACTTGAATCCAAAATAAACAGAATCTAATAAAATTCTAACAAAAAAAACCTTATTTTTTTAATTTTAATTTATACTTATGGTTGAAAGTTTATGGACTTTCTTGTGTTAAACTTCAATCATATAAATCTCGGAGAACAAAAGTGAAGCGACTTTTTTGTTTACTATTAATGGGCCTGTTGGTTGCCCAAGATTCACCATACGGTGAGAACCAACAACCTAAAATCAAAACACCATTTACATTAGATTATCACCACCTACCAACCAGAGATACTTCAACTATAAAAGGAAAAGTAGTTGTTAGTTTTTTTGTTGATGAAGAAGGAGATGTTGTAAATCCACAAATTGTAGATACATTTAATACACAATTTAACAATGCGATTATCGATAGAGTATTAGCTATTAGATTTGAACCTGCTAAACAAAATGGTAGACCAGTTAAAGTTAGATATCAATTACCAATTTTATTTAAATAAAAAAAAATAAAAAAAAAATAAAAAAAAATACATTTTGGGATTTTATATACATATATATTAATGTATCGAGTTTGAGATACAAAATGTTTTTTGACAATTGAAATTTTGAAAGTACAGAGAGTAATTAACTCTGTATGGGATTGACCGAACAATGAGTACACTTTAGAAGCTCATAAGGTAATCCGCTCTTAGACTTGTGGTGAGTTGGTATTCGGGTAAATGTTCAAAATACCGTATGACAATACTAAGAGAATGTACTTCAAGATATAACAATAGAAACGATTCTATTGACCTTGTTGTGGGTAAGGGTAAAACTGAAATCCCACTTCATGACCGAATAAACTAAACTCAGAGAGTTAAGGTAATGGCACAGAGGTTGTACTCACTTCAACGATGACTAACCATCATTTAGAAGAATTTTCGTAACTGAAAGGTGTTAGGTACAAGGTAGAAAAAATCTGAGCTTGAAGTTGTAGGTAATCGTTAATCCTACATCCCCAAAAATTTCAACTTTAAAAAAAGGTTCGACCGATTTTTAGTTTCCACTATATATTAAACTTAAAAAACTACAGAACCTTTTTTTTTGTCTTTTTTGAAAATAAAATGTATTTTAGTTAAAAAATGATATACTTATTAATGTATCAAGGTTACACTTGATTAATTAATGAATAATGAACAATAAACATAATGGAGAATAATCAATGGATTTAAATGCAATTAAAAAGCGACTCAATCAGTTACAAACCACAAATAATCGTACTTCCAGTCTTTGGAAACCACAACCAGGTAAAACTCAAATAAGAATCGTTCCTTATGCATTCAATAAAGATAATCCTTTTATTGAACTTTTCTTTCATTACAATCTGAACAATCGTTCTTATCTTTCACCAACTTCTTTTGGAAGACCAGACCCTATTGAAGAGTTTGCTCAAAAACTAAAAGGAAGTGGTAGTAAAGAAGATTATCAACTTGCTCGTAAGTTAGAAGCTAAGATGAGAACTTTTGCTCCAGTCATTGTAAGAGGTGAAGAAAAACAAGGAGTGAAGTTTTGGGGATTTGGAAAGACAGTTTATCAAGAACTACTTTCTATAATAGCAGACCCTGATTATGGTGATATTACAGACCCAGTAAATGGTCGTGATGTCGTGGTAGAATTTCTATCAGCCGAAGAGACAGGTGCAAGTTATCCTAAAACAAACATTCGTGTTAAACCAAATCAAACTCCTATTTCTGATGAACCTGATGTTCTTGAATTAGTCAAGACACAACAAGACATTAAAGAAATCTATCAAGAGTTGTCGTATGAAGATTTGACAGATGTGTTAAATGAGTGGTTGAACCCAAGTGAAGATTCATCTGAAGATGAAAAAGAAACTGTATCAACTACTGATTTGAAAAGTACACCTGTGGCAAATAATACTACAGAGGCTTTTGACGAGTTATTTAACTCTTAATAGTAAATTCATAATGGGGTGGCTAAGGTTTTTACCACTGCTAGTATCAAACGGAACACTCCGTACTTCTGGAACCACCCCACATTTCTTAAAATAGGAGATTAATATATGGCATCAGTACACGATGTTTTGGCAGATACTCTGGCTGACAGTTTAAATAAAAAATTCAAAGATACTAAAGTAGCATATTTTCTTGATGGTACGGATACAACACCTACTGATATTAAGGATTTTATTTCTACTGGTAGTTCTATGTTAGATTTAGCAATATCAAATAGACCAGATGGTGGAATCGCAGTTGGTCGTATCACAGAAATTAATGGATTAGAATCAAGTGGTAAATCACTACTTGGTGCTCATTTACTTGCAGAAACTCAGAAGAAAGGTGGAGTTGCAGTTTATATAGATACTGAAACTTCAGTTTCACAAGAGTTTATGGAAGTTATCGGAATAGATATGAGTAAAATGTTATATCTACATTTGGAAACCGTTGAGGATATTTTTGAAGCGATTGATGAGATTGTAACTAAAGTTAGAGAAAGTGATAAAGATAGGTTAGTTACAATCTTAGTTGATTCACTTGCAGCTGCATCAACTAAAGTTGAGATGGAAGCAGATTTTGATAAAGATGGTTGGGCAACTGCAAAAGCAATTGTAATTAGTAAAGCAATGAGAAAGATTACTCAAATGATTGGTAAACAAAAAGTAGCATTAGTGTTTACTAATCAATTAAGACAAAAGTTGGGTGTAATGTTTGGAGACCCTTGGACAACAAGTGGTGGAAAAGCACTACCATTTCATGCATCTACTCGTATTCGTTTAAAGAATATGGGACAGATTAAGGATACAGGTAAGAATGTACTTGGTATGAAGTGTAGAGCACAGATTATTAAAAATCGATTAGGCCCACCTTTACGACACGCAGATTATGATATGTATTTCGATAGAGGTATAGATAATTATGGTGCGTGGTTGACTGTATTAAAAGAACATAAGTTAGTTAAACAAGGTGGTTCTTGGTATACTTTAACAGACCAAAATGGTAAAGACCACAAGTTTATGTCTAAGGATTGGGAAGAATTAATTACAGGTGATGATGATTTGAGAGAACACATCTATAAAATCATTTGTGATAAAGTGGTTCTCAAGTATAGAGAAAAACTTGGTATTGATGATGTGGAATTTACTGATGAGGTTCTTGGTGACTAAACAGAAATATCTTTCAATACTTGACGAGATAAAAAAATCTGGCGGTAAGGTAGATAGTGGTGAACCAAACGACTCGGTTTTATTAATAGACGGATTAAATACTTTTATAAGGGTATTTACCGCAATACCAACTACCAATGAAGATGGTATTCACATTGGTGGAATAGTTGGTTTTTTAAGGTCAATTGGTTACACTATAAATATGGTTAGACCTACTCGAACTATTATTGTATTTGATGGTAAGGGTGGGTCTAACCGCCGTAGAAAGATTTTTCCAGGTTACAAAGCTGGTAGGAAAATGTCTTTGAGATTAAATAGGACAGATGGAATTTCTTTAACTCGTGAACAAGAACACAAGATGATGATTCAACAACTGAATCGAGTTATTGAATATCTTGAATGTTTACCTTTAACAATAACTAATATTCCTAATATAGAAGCAGATGATGTTATAGGTTATTCATCTAAACATTTATTTGAAAAAAAATGTACCATAATGTCTACTGATAAAGATTTCTTACAATTAATTGATGATAGGATACAAGTATACTCCCCTACCAAAAAGAAAATGTATGATAGGGAACGAGTGTTAAATGAGTATGGAATAAACTCTTCTAACTTTTTATTGTATAGAATTCTCGATGGAGATGTTTCTGATGGTATACCAGGTATTAAAGGTGCTGGCCCGGCAACATTAAAAAAACTATTTCCTTGGCTTGAATCACCACATCGTTATGATATAAATGATTTGATAAAAAGTGCTGATACTAAGAAGAAACAATATAAGTTATGTAGTTTAATTACGGAGAGTAAGGAACAACTCGAATTAAATAAAAAACTTATGGATTTAGATGATTTAAATATATCAGGTCATAGTAAAAGGACTATTCAAAATATTATAGAACAACCTATTCAACGGACAATAAAACATAAGTTTCAAAAAATGTTTTTAGAAGATAAACTTTATACTGCACTTCCTAATCTTGATAGTTGGTTAGCAACAACATTTAATAGATTGAATGTAATGGCAGAAAAGACTCATGGGTAGAAAAAGAAAATACCATAGTGAAAAGGAGCGAAGGGAGGCACAACGCCGATGGCAAATGGAACATTATAGAAGAAATGCGGAGGAGATAAAATCCAAAGCAAGAAAAAAATATAGAGATAAAAAAACAAAGGAATTTTATGATAAAAAACTTAACGATTTGTATAGTAACCTTGATATTTAATATTGGTTATGAGTGAATCTTTAATACAATACGGCACAAATTTTCAAAGTAAATTAATAACATCACTTTTAGTAGATAATAAATTCACAAAACAGATTATTGATATTTTAGAAATAGGATATTTTGACTCTGATTCAAATAAATTTTTAGTAAAATCAGTTAAAGATTATTTTACTAAATATAAAAATACTCCTACAATGGAGGCATTAAAAGTTTTAGTTGATGATGTGGATAATGATGTATTAAAAACTTCAATCATTGATAGTTTACGAGGTGCATGGCAACATCGAGAATCACCTGATTTAGAGTTTATAAAAGAAAAATCACTTGAGTTTTGTAAAAATCAAGTTGTTAAGAGTGCCATAATGGAAAGTGTTGAATTATTAGAAACTCAAAAATATGATGAGATAAAAACTATTATAGATAAAGCAATGACTGCAGGTGTAGAACGAGATATAGGTCACGAGTACATCACTGGTTTTGAAGAACGAATGAATCAACAAGCAAGAAATACATTACCAACACAATGGGATAGTGTTAATGATTTGATGGATGGTGGATTGGCAGGTGGTGAACTTGGAGTTGTAGTTGCACCTGCTGGTATTGGTAAATCTTGGACACTACAGGCCTTAGGTGCTCATGCTGTTAAAAAAGGATTGACAGTGATTCATTATACATTAGAGCTAAATGCTCAGTATGTAGGATTACGATATGATACCATCGTAAGTGGACAACCGACTGGAAACCTACAATATTATAAAGAAGAAGTACTGAAAAAAATCGGACAACTAAAAGGTGAGTTGATAATAAAATACTATCCAACAAGAACTGCAAGTGTAAATACTTTAACTGCACATTTACAACAATGTGAACTACAAGGTATCAAACCAGATATGGTTATTGTGGATTATGCTGATATCATGAAATCAACACAAAATTTCAATGAGAAACGACATCAGATAGGTCATGTATATGAAGAGTTAAGAGGTATGGCAGGTGAGTTTGATATTCCAATATGGACTGCATCACAGGCAAATCGTTCATCATTAGAGGAAGATGTTATTGATGCAAGTAAAGTATCTGAGGATTATAGTAAAGTGATGACAGCAGATTTTGTGATGAGTATGAGTCGTAAGGTAGAGGATAAGATTGCGAACACAGGTAGATTTCATGTAATCAAAAATAGATTCGGGCCTGATGGAATAACCTTTCCAGCAACCATAAATACAAACACAGGTTTCATTCAAATTTATGAAACAAACACGAAAGGGGGACAAGAAGTACAAGGGAAAATGAATAATGCTGATGAGTATATTCGTAAAACATTAGCACAAAAAAAGAAAGATTTTGACAACGATGGGTTTGAATAAAACTTCAAAGAAAAACTTTTAAAAACTTCTAAAAATATGTATATATTGTATTATTAAGTTCGATATATATAATACTTAGATATAGAGTTTTGAAATTAATTAGGGATGTTACTATTATGGACAATAAAAAATTTGTTTTATCAGAAAATTTTATAAGTAAATACAAAAGAAAGAAACCACCATTTGGTTTTAATGGTCTTGGTGAATTGGTTTATATGAGAACCTACTCAAGAATTAAAGAAGATGGTAAGAACGAAAGATGGTGGGAAACAGTACAAAGGGTTGTAGAGGGAACCTACACCATGCAAATGAATTGGATTGAATCACATCAATTAGGGTGGAATCCGTGGCAAGCTCAAAAGTCAGCTCAAGATATGTATGAGCGTATTTTCACTATGAAGTTTTTGCCTCCTGGTCGCGGTCTGTGGGCGATGGGAACGCCTATCACAGAGAAAAAGGGATTATACGCCGCCCTAAACAATTGTGCTTTCGTATCAACAAAAACACTAAAAGAAGATTATGCTAAACCATTTTGTTTCTTGATGGATGCAAGTATGTTGGGTGTAGGTGTTGGATTTGATACAAAGGGTGCAGGAGAAATAATAGTTAAAGGAGTTGAAAAAGATAGAGACGAACAAGTATTTGAAATACCAGATACTCGTGAGGGTTGGGTAGAATCACTTAAGCTATTATTAGAGAGTTATTTTCATGGACAAGCCACAATTAAATTTGATTATTCTAAAATCAGACCTGCAGGAGAACCAATAAGTGGATTTGGTGGAGTATCAAGTGGACACGAACCATTAGAAGAAGTACATGAAGAGATTAGAAAAGTATTAGAAAACAATAGTGGAGAACCTATCACAATCACAACAATCGTAGATATTATGAATCTAATCGGTAAGTGTGTTGTTGCAGGTAATGTAAGAAGAACTGCTGAGATTGTATTTGGTGACCCTAATTCTGAAGAATATTTAGATTTAAAAAATTATAAAGTAAATCCACATAGGGAAACTTATGGATGGACATCTAATAATAGTATATTCGCTGAATTAGGTATGGATTATACCGAAGCAGCAAAAAGAATTAATGATAATGGAGAACCAGGTTTTGCTTGGTTAGACAATATGAGAAAATATTCTCGTATGAAAAATGGTGGAGATAACAAAGACCATAGAGTTATGGGTGGAAATCCTTGTTTGGAACAATCTCTTGAATCATACGAGTTATGTTGTTTAGTAGAAACTTTTCCTGATAATCATGATGATTTTGAGGATTATGCTAGAACATTAAAATATGCATACTTGTATGCTAAAACGGTTACTTTGGGAAGAACTCATTGGAGTGATACCAATAGAGTTATGTTGAGAAATAGAAGAATTGGTTGTTCTGTTAGTGGTGTTGCTCAGTTCATTACTCACAGAGGAATCAATGAACTAAAGGAGTGGTTAAATCATGGATACGATGTTATTCAAGAGTGGGATGATATGTATTCTGATTGGTTTGCTGTACCAAAGTCAATTAAAACTACTTCAGTTAAACCAAGTGGTACCGTTTCATTATTGGCTGGTGCTACTCCAGGTTTGCATTATCCAGAAAGTAGATTTTATATAAGAAGGGTTAGGTTATCAAAACATTCAGAATTAATAGAACCATTAAAGAAAGCAGGTTACAACTTAGAACCAGCATTTGGTTCAGAAGATACAACAATGGTTGTAGATATACCCGTAGATGTCGGTGAGGGGATAAAAACTGCGGCTGAACTATCAATTTGGGAACAATTTAGTTTGGCCGCGTTTTTACAACGACATTGGGCAGACAACCAAGTAAGTTGTACGGTTACATTTAATCCTGAAACAGAGTCAAATCAGATTGCTCCATGTTTGAATTATTATCAGTATCATTTGAAAGGTATTTCGTTATTACCAAGACATGATTATGGTGCGTATCAACAAATGCCTTATGAAGCAATTGATGAAAAAACTTATGATAAAGAAGTTGCAAAACTTGGTAAGTTATCATTTGGTGTGATAAAGAATGAAGAAGCAGAAGTTGATAAGTTCTGTAACAACGATAGTTGTGAAGTTCCACCTTTGACTGGTGATAACGATGACCAGGATTATGCTAATTAAACTTAACAAAAGCGGACAGGCAGACGGCACACCTGTAGAAAAATGTGCCTACTTAATAAACAAAACGAGGAGATTACTATGAACTATCGTAATCTATTTCTTTCTTCAGTATTATCAGTAGGATTTGTGTTTGCACAAGCAGTTACTGGTTTTGTTGGAGAGGGAGAAGAACCACTTGTTGGAGCTAATGTTGTTATCGAAGGTACTGAACTCGGTGGAGTGACAGATTCCGAAGGGAAATTTGTTATCGAAACTGGTACTGGTACTTTTGAAATTACTGCTTCATACATCGGTTATGTGTCTCTAACCAAAAGTGTAAAGGTTGGAGATATCGTTGGGAGTGTTAGTTTCGATTTAGAAACTGATGTTGTTGCTCTCACGGCACTTGAAGTTTTGGCTTCAAGGGCGGATGAAACAACACCCGTTGCTTATACTACAGTTAGTAAAGAACAAATGGAAGTGAGATTAGGTTCTCAAGATATTCCAATGATTCTTAATACTACACCAAGTGTATATGCAACACAACAAGGTGGAGGTGCGGGAGATGCCCGTATCAATGTTCGTGGATTCAATCAACGGAATGTTGCCGTTATGATTAATGGTGTTCCCCAAAATGACATGGAGAACGGATGGGTTTATTGGTCTAATTGGGATGGAGTAGGAGATGCTACTTCTTCCATTCAGATGCAAAGAGGTCTATCAGCCGTAAATCTAGCAACACCATCCATTGGTGGAACTATGAACATTATTACCGACCCTGCTGCTCACGATAAAGGTGGGAAGTTTAAACAAGAAGTCGGTGAAGGTGGATTCCTTAAATCTACCTTGTCGTATAACTCTGGACTAATCAATGATAAGTTAGCAATAAGTGGAACTATAGTTCGTAAAACTGGTGATGGTTTTATTGACGGTACATGGACAGATGCTTGGGCTTATTATTTGGGTACATCTTATGCTGTATCTGATGACCAAAGATTTGAGTTATATGCAATCGGTGCCCCACAACGGCACGGACAGAACCTATACAAACAGAATATCGCTACTTACTCACAAGAGTTAGCTGGTGATATTGATGGATACGATGAAACTGCTTTCGCTGAAGGTGAGAAGTTCGAAACTGAAGCTGGTAGGTTCTACAATCAAAATTGGGCACCTGTAGACCCATCATACAAAGGCCAACAATATTGGTATATGTATGGTGCTAGAACTACAGATAGGTTCAGTTCTGATTTCCTAAATGAAAGAGAAAACTTCTTTCATAAACCACTTGTAAATCTAAACCATTTCTATGATATAAATGATGATATGAGATTATCTTCAGTATTATATTGGAGTGGTGGTTCAGGTGGTGGTACTGGTACTTATGGAAGTGTCAGTAGAAAACCTGCAGTTGAAGGAGAGCCTTGGTATGCAAGTTCACCGTGGATGTGGGATTGGGATGGAGAGATTGCACAGAACTCATCTAATGTAGATTCTGCTTTCTCTGATGTTGAAAATCGTTCAACAGGTATCCTAAGAAACTCAATCAACAGACAAAACACATATGGTTTGATTTCTAAATTGAACTATGATGTATCAGATGAACTTGAGGTTCAGATTGGTATTGATTGGAGAACTGCTGGTATTGAACATGCTCGTGAGGTTCGTGATTTACTTGGTGGAGACTATTATGTAGACTATGCCGATGATAACGCATCTGATGGTAAAGTCGTTAGGTTAGGTGATATCATTGCTTATCATAACGAAACCACAGTAGATTGGTTCGGTGCTTTCCTACAAGGTAAATACGATACAGAGAAGATTAATCTTTATGGTATGGGTGGTGTTTCCACGATTGGATATACCTACGAAGACCATTTCGCTCTTGATGTAGATGAGGATGGAAACAAGATTGATAACTTTGTAGAGGCACCATCTATTACTACTTTCCAAGTTAAAGGTGGTGGTAGATATAATCTTGATGACAGACTTTCAGCATTTGCTAATATTGGGTATGTTCAGAAACCACCAATCTTAGATAATGTAATTGATTATGATGGAAATGTATCTTCAAATCCAGATAATGAAAAGTTCATATCTAATGAAATCGGTGGTGAGTACAGAAGTGATAAAGTTGCTATCAAAGGTAGTTACTATAACACTCAATGGAAAGATAGAAATCTTACCAAATCTGTAACGACAGGCCAAGGTGATAGTGGTGATACTGATATTATTTACTTAACTGGTGTAAATCAAAGTCATAGTGGTTTCGAGATTGAGTCTAAAGTTGCTCTACACGAAATGGTTGATTTGGATGTTGCCGTAAGTATTGGTGATTGGTATTTTGATGGAGATGCTAAGGGTGATTACACAGAGATGGAATATAATGATGATAATCAAATCATTGGACAAACATCTACTGAGTATGAATATGCTCTTAATAATCTAAAAGTTGGTGATATGCCACAGAAATCTTATGTTGGTGGATTAACAATCAAACCAATCGAAGGATTGAGTGTACAAGGTCTTTATAGATGGTATGATAACCACTATTCAGATTGGAGTCCTGATTCTCGTGAGGTTGATGGTGATGCAGATAGAACACAAGTATGGAAAACTCCATCTTATGGTAAGTTAGACCTACACCTTTCTTACAACTTACCAGAAATTGCTGGTTTAGATGTAACCTTACATGGACATCTATTCAATGCACTTGATAATGTATACATTCAAGATGCAGTTGATAATTCAAAGTATAATGGGTATGGTGATAAACTTCACTTGGCTCATAATGCTGAAGTCTTTTTGGGTACACCAAGAAGCTTTAACTTAGGGTTGTCAGTTAATTTCTAAAATAATAAAATTGAGGGGGATATTTTCCCCCTCTTTTTTTAAAAAAGTTATAAAAAAATCAAAAAAACACTTGACTCATATATGCTTTATTTCTTATATTAAGGTATGAAAAATAAAGGAAATATCATGAATTTGAACGAAACAATATATAATAAAAATCACAATATGGGTGTAGAAGAATTAGGCCCAGAAACAAGAGAAGTTACATTCGATAACTTAATGTTAGAGTTCTGTAAAGATTACACTACAAGTGAGTGTGATGATTTTGCAGTAGTTTGGGAAATGGTTGATGAAGAACTTCACATTTGTCAAATCTATAACCATGATACAGGCGAAGTATATTGGGAAGATGATTTTGAAGAAGATACAATGTCATTTAGTGGTAGAGACTGGAGTCAAGATGATGAGATACTTTATTGTAGTATTCTCATGTGGGGTGAATTAGAAAGTACAATAGACGGAATGGTTAGTGTATAAAAATATTTATTACGAAAAGAGACGGAATAAAGTTCATGTGTGGGATGATAGAAGAGGTCACCTTATTGTACCATATAAAAAATATGCATATTTAAAAAGCCCTGCAGGATTTCATCATACCTTAGATGGTGATAAAGTAAAGAAAGTATATCAATGGGATGATGATGACCCCAACCTATTTGAGAGTGATGTTCCTATCACTACAAGATTTTTAGTAGACCAATACACAGATTCAGATGAACCAAGTGAAGGTATCAGAACTTTTTTCTTTGATATCGAGGTAGAAGTTGTAGATGGATTTCCAGATGTAATGAAAGCAAATGAGAAGATAACTTCTATTGCGTTTTATGATGAGATGTTACAAAAATATTTTTGTTACACACTTGACCTCAAACAAGAACTAAAAAATTACGAAAAAGGTGATACAATTGTAGAGTTATTTACAAGTGAAAATGATTTATTAACTGCATTTTATAGAAAATATTCAGAAATATCACCAGATATATTGAGTGGTTGGAATTTAGAATTTTTTGATATACCATATCTTTACAATAGAACAGTAAATGTATTGGGTAAAAGTGTTGCAGATATGTTATCACCAATTAGAAATGTTATGTATTCGGAATATAAAAAGAAACATAGTATTGCAGGTGTTAGTATTTTAGATTATTTAACTTTATATCGTAAGTTTTCACCAATACAACAATCAAGTTATCGTTTAGATTATATAGGTGAAGTGGAAGTTGGTATGAAAAAGGTTGAATATCAAGGAACACTCAATGATTTATATGAAAAAGATTTACAGACATTTATAGATTATAATATCCGAGATGTACAAATTCTAATTGAGTTGGATAAAAAATTAGATTATATAAATATTGCTCGTGGTATAGCACATCTTGGTCATGTTCCTTATGAAGATGTGATGATGAGTTCACGATATCTTGAGGGTGCTATTTTAGTTTACTTGAAAAAAATAAGTGTGGTTGCACCCAATAAACCTAAAAATATCTACAAGAGAGATGATGACGATAAGTTTGCTGGAGCATATGTACAATCTCCACAACAAGGTAGACATGATTGGGTATTTGATTTAGATATTACAAGTATGTATCCGAGTGTAATTCGTTCTCTTAATATATCACCTGAAACAAAAGTGGGTAAAGTAAAGGGTTGGAACGCAGATGAGTTTTTGAAAAAGGATTTAGTTAAAACTTATACATTATGTAATCGTGATGGTAAAGAAATAGATACCATAGATAATAAAGGATTAGAAAGCTATTTACAAGAAACTGGTTTGAGTATTTCCTCTAATGGTATTATGTATCGTACAGATAAACAAGGATTGATTCCTGCACTTTTAACTAAGTGGTTTAATGAAAGAGTTGAGATGAGAAAACTTGTGAAAAAGTTTCATGAACAAGGTGATAAAGAAAAAGAATCTTATTTTGATAGGAGACAATACTTACAGAAGATTCTATTGAATTCATTGTATGGTGTATTGGGATTACCTGTATTTAGATTTTACGATATTGATAATGCAGAGGCAACAACATCTACTGGTCAAGCCTTAATTAAGTTCAGTAAGAAAATAACGAACCATTTTTATAACAAAGAACTTGGAGATAAAGATGATTATGTTATATACATAGATACCGATTCTATTTTTGCATCTGCAGTACCATTGGTTAAAAAGAGATTTCCAAATAAAAAATTAAGTGAAACCATGATGACTCAACGGATTATGGAAATATGTGGTGAGGTACAAGATTACTTAAATCATAGTTATAATTATTTTGCTAAGAAGTTTCTTAACATCGATAAACACGAGTTTGATATTAAACAAGAGGTAATTGCAAAGACAGGATTGTTCATCACAAAGAAAAGATATGGATTACGAATCATAAATGATGCTGGTAGAAAAGTAAATAAAATACAAGTAAAAGGTTTGGATACAGTCAGAAGTAATTTTGCAGTTGCCATGAAAGAACTATTAAGTAATGTATTAGAAGATATTCTTGCAAATGTTCCTAAAGAACAAATCGATGAACGAATTAGTAAGTTCAAAAGAAATATGCATATGTTACATTATGATGTTATGGCAAATCCAATCGGTGTAAAAGGTATTGGAAAATATGAAATTAAAGATGAGGATTCACCATTCAGTAAATATAAAAAGGGTGCACCTGTCCATGTTAAGGCAGCAATAAATTACAATTCACTATTAGAACATTGGTTCGAGGGTAGAAAGTATGAGAAGATTGGTAATGGTAGTAAGATTAAATGGGTGTATTTAAAAGAAAATACATATGGTTTTGATGCAATAGGTTATAAAGGTTGGGAAGACCCACCACAAATATTAGATTTTATTAAGACACACATAGACCACAATAGAATGTTTGAACAGGCCATGAGTAAAAAGATTGGTATGTTTTATGAAGCAATGAAGTGGGAAGATGTAGTAGATAAAGAGCAAAGTATTGAAAGATTTTTTTGATTTTGAGATAATTCATATATATGTATATATAGATACAATTAATAATAGGAGAAAATGGTTATGAATAAAACAGCATTGTTGAGGTTTATTAACAAATACAATCTCGGTGGTGAGATAAAATCGGTGAAATGGGTATCTGATGGTAATTCTATTTCGACAAGATTTATTAGTGGTGATAAATCTTTGGTTGGAACTGTAAAGTTAGATAAGGTTACTGATATAGAAGCATCTGAAATTGGTGTGTATAATACACAACAGTTAGTTTCTTTATTGGGTATCTTAGGTGATGAAATAGAAATAGATTACTCGCAGATGGGAGAAAAGTTTGTAAGTGTTGATATGAAAGACAAACTTGGAACACGAACAAAATATATGTTGAGTGATTTATCTGTAATACCAACACCACCTGATTTAAAAAATCTACCAAGTGAGTGGGATTTAGAAATTGATATAGATAGTTATTTTATCAATACTTTTATTGGTGGTAAATCCGCACTACCTGATACTGATACATTTACAATTGTTGCAAACGATGATGGTGTAGAAATTATCATTGGTTTTAGTAATCAAGCAACTAACAGAGTTACAATACCAGTTAATGCAACTAAAAATGGAAACTTTGAATTGGTATCATTTAATGCAACTATGTTTTCAAACATATTGAATGCAAATAAAGAGTGTCAAAAAGCAGTTTTGAAAGTTAGTGCACAAGGTATTGCTACTATCAGTTTTAACATAGATGATTACAACTCACAATATTACTTGGTTGCAACACAACAAGTTAATTAATGTACTTAGAGTATTTCGATAAATTCTTAAATCAAGAACCTTACTTACATATTGATGAGCAGGAGTGGGATTATATAAAAAGAACTTTTGATAAGGATGATGTAAAAGAATCCCTTGCAGAAGTTGCTATGACATACCCTATACCCTATGCTGATATCGATGTAAATGATTCTTTTAATGCATTAAAAAAATTAAAGGGTGTAAGACATAACGAAATACTTGTTGAAGGTGAGTGGTTTGCTAGGGAAGGTACTGAGTACAGATATAATTTAGATTTTCAAGGTAAACAACAATACTTTAGACGATTGAACATTGGAAATAGTGCGAGTAACTTTTTTCAACAATCAAATAGATGGAGTGTTGATGGTTCGGTTTCACCAGGTCCTAAAAGAACTTGGGAGAACAAAAAATTCATGACCTCTCTTATGGGTTCTGCCTATAGTTTGAAAATGGAAAAAATCGATAAAGGTGTATTACGAACCATGATTAGTTTGAGAAAGTATATCTGTTCTCAGTTCAAACCTAATGTTGCAAAAGTACTATATGATAAGTTGGGTAGTAAAAACATATTGGATTTTTCTGCAGGATGGGGTGATAGACTTGCTGGGTTCTATGCAAGTGAAACAAGTGAGTATTATCTTGGAATAGACCCAAGAAAAGAAAATCATCCAATCTACGAAGAACAAGCAGAGTTCTATCATAAACACATGACAGTATTCGAGGTTCAAAAGAAATGTGATTTCGAAGAATTTCCTGCAGAGGATTTCAATTATTCTAAATACCCTATGGAGTTTGATACAGTTTTTACATCACCACCTTACTTTAGTGTTGAGAGATATAGTTACGATGATACTCAGAGTTGGGTTAGATATAAGGATATAGATGATTGGAATAAAAAGTTTCTACAGAAGACTATTGAAAAACTTTGGCCTTCAATAAAATCTGGTGGATATTTGTGTGTAAATATATCTGATGTATATGCAAGTACAAAATCAACCAAAAGTTGGTTAGAGATTTGTAATCCCATGAATGATTTTATATCAACATTTAGTGATTCAGAATATCAAGGTTGTTTGGGAATGGAGATGGCAAAACGACCTAATAGTGGTGGAGCAGGAACTGCTAAATCAGAAGATTATACTGAAGAGGCATTACAAAAAGCAAAAGAAACAAAAGATAAAACCTTTTGTGAACCTATTTGGATATGGAAGAAGTTGTAAAATATTTTAAAAAGTTCTATAATATGGAACCTTACCTATTTATTGATGAAGATGAGTGGCAATATATTATCAAGACTTTTGAAAAAGACGATGTTATTGAAGAACTCTCTAAGTGTTTACACACTTATCCATGTCCAATACCGAAAATTACGGAGAAAGAAACATTAAAGAGTTTAAATAAACTAAAAAGTGTTCAATGGATGGACGTGTTAGAGTACAAAAGTTGGTTTCCAAGAAATGAAAGAAGGTCAAAATACGAATTAACTAATAGTTATTTTAAACGAGATAATTCAGGTAATAATGCTTCTAATGGGTTTCACATAGAGAACCGATGGAAAGTAGATTGGACCAGAACACCAAGCGGTTGGAAAACTTGGCAAACCGTGGATGGTATCAAAACTATAGTTAGAGCATTTTGGAGTTTGGAACAAGTATTGACTAAGGTAGATATTCAGAGTAT